ATCTGCCAGATGTTCCTTTTTATCAAATAAATACTATTATAAATAGTCCATTCAGTAAACTTACCACTTCTATTTTTAAGTGTATCAATAAAATCCACCGTCAATATAGCTAGCAGTTATTGCATATGATGCTGATACAGCATTTCTAGACCAACTACCGGTTCCAGTAAATGTACCAACAAAAGATCCACTAAAACTTCCAGTGTTTATTTGTGCAGATGAAGATACGGTTCCGGAAGGTAATAATGTTATTACTTGTGCAGAACTACTAACAATCCCACTAGGAATATTTTGTAACTGAGCGTAATTAACCTGTGTGGACGATGACACTACTCCAGACGGTAATATCGTTGGTGCATACGATGCCGTTATAGCATGCGACGAAGTTAATTCATTGATTATAGCACCAAGTACACGTATACTTCCAGATACACTCAATGATCCAGATAATTCGTGTTGATTATTTGCACGAAGTATTAGTTTTTTATTTTCATTTGAGCTAAAACCACCAGCAAATATTTTTACTTCCTTATCAGCAGTGGCAGTTCCTAATACTAGATTATTACCAGTTGTATAGAAATATCCGTCAAGCGCCTCACCTATACCATCTTCAATACTATACTGACTATTATTCATACCCATGTCAGTATAATTACTTGTTTCTGTACCGCTATCCGCAGTTATAACATAATCCGCAGACGCCGATGTACCTGTGTTATCATTTCTTAAATTGAATTGCATATAGTTGTCTACACTGCCTTCGGCAACGACAACGTTATATGTATTTTCATTTAGTGATTGAATGAATAGTGCTGCTGGAGCGACAGGATCTACGAAGCTTGAATTAATACCAACACTACCACTTGGTGAAATTAATATTCTAGCATTTTGTAAACCATTACCAACACCACTAAATAATATAATATTTTTATCGGGAGAAGCATTTCCTATTAACAAATCACTTCCGGTTGCATACAAATATGCATCTAGTGACGAACCGATCTGATCTGTTCTTGAATATGTACTAGAGTTGATACCAAATTGCACATACCCACCAAAATCATTTCCTACATCGGAAGTTGCTTTGTAGTTTGTAGATGCCGAAACACCATTACTAATATTTCGTATATTTATTCTATAATCATTATCTATTGTACCATGTGCATAGATAACATTTTTAACACCAGTTTCACCCGAATGTACGGCTAATGTTTCACCTTCCAATGAATGTGTATGTGGGTGAGTATCATACCCAATAAAAATACCTGTTGGTAGTTGATATATAATACTTGATGTTAATTCATTGCCAGAAGAACCGGTCCATAAAGGTACGTATCGTGATAGACCACCTATAACTGCTCTGGCTAGTGAAGATGTACCAATTATGTTCCCACCAGAAACGAGCAAGGAACCAGTTATAATTGCCGATCCACTGAATGGAAATCCTACACCAGAACCCGCGTTTAATGCATAACTGGAAGTGGTGGCGAACGATGCCGATACGTTTGCTAACTCGTTAATTTGTTGTGAAGATGATAATAAACCCGTGGGCTTGTTTCCCACACTGTCCCAAGGAATTGAAGCAGATGCCCCTCCCAAAAAACTGGCGGTAGCAGCCGTGACAGCGAACGCGGCATAATCTGCCACTCTATAATAAGTGGATACATTGGTATTAACTGCTGTGGTGGGTAAATCTATATTCACAATGTAGGTATCACCCGCCTGTATGGAGACTCCATATTGGTCGGGTGGTTGTAGATTTACATTATATTGTTCACCTTTATCAACAACAACGAGAATATCACTAGTATCTATTGAACCACTCATTTATTATCTCGTTACAGCAGGACGAACTACCATACTTCCCTCTAATATTCTACGAGTTACAGGAACAACAGATCCACTCGTAAGATATACGTCATATACATAATTTCGCTGAGTTAATTGCAATGTGTCGGCTGGAGTTAATTCTATAAAAATACTTCCAGAAGAATATGGTAAATTTTTTGTAAATGTAAATGTAGCCGCAATTTCATCGGTCGTATAATTTTCACGAACTTGACCAACAAATGCATAGCTAGTTATGTCTACCGGCGTGTTATTTTGATTTTGGTTTTTTAATTGAACGTGTATTTTAAACGTTTCCCCTTGACCAATTTCAAATTTCGTAGATTCTACCATAAATATCTCTCAATATAAGACACCCCTTGTATAAATATAAATTTAAGAGGTAATATGATGGTTTTGTTATGTTTATACAAAAACAAAATCCTCCGTGATTTGGTCACGGAGGATTTTTAAAACCAAAGTACTATTAGTAGTTTAGTATACAGTAATCTGGTTGTACTGTCATTGTGAATTCTACAGGATTGTCCTGTGACCAATCCATATCACCGAATTGAACTTGAGTAATTTGTGCACCCTTGATAATCCACTCTTCAACTCTATCGCCTACTGGTCCTAGAATATTGAGTGTTAAATCTTTCTTATAGAACTCAAGATAACCGTCACGACCAGTTACAGATTCGTGATGTAAACGAACCCATTCCATTACAGCCTGAGCACCTGACGGAACTATTGGATCATACAATGTCATTTGCATTTCTCCCCAAATAGTCTTGCCCTTTACATAACGCTGTACGTTAATGTGATCAATTGGTTTCTTTTCTTGTGTTATTGATGGACGAGCTACTTTCTTAACCAAATATGAAGGAATTCCATCCATGTATAGGATGAAACGATTTGTCATCTTTGGTTCAAACGCGGTGAAGAATAGCTCTTGTTCTGATACTATGTTTGGCATGTATAATCTCCGAAAGGATATCTAGCTATAAATATAATGATATTATAAAATGTGGAGGGAGGCTAATCCCTCCACTTTTTATAGTATTACGCCGTTGGGAATACTGCGCCCGTTGGGAGCACGTTGAAATCAAGAACTATGAATTCAGCGGTCTTAGTTGGCTGCAAGTAGATTTGACCATACAATACGTTACGATCAATTACGTCAGGCGTGTTATTAGTTTCATCCATGATGACACGGAATGCATACAAACCACTGCGTTCTTGTACACTTGCCAAGTATGGATTTACTATATTCAAGAAACGATTTCTTGTCGCTTCTACATTTTGTTCAAATACTAGATAACGTGAAGAGCTAGCAATAAATTTCTTCAACGCGATCAATAAGCGTCGAACGTTTACACGATCAAGTGCAGAAGATCTACGTTGTAATGTCTTTTGACCCCACACACAGATACCCTGTCCTGGGAATTGTGCAATTGGATTTACTTTTCCTTCATACAACGTATCTCTACTTGTTTGTGGAAGACGTACCTTCACACCAACAGCACTTGCAATACCACCACGATTCAATCCTGCTGGAGCAAACCATTCTGCGGCAACATTGTCATTATATGCATATATTTCTGGCAATATTATTGACGGCGGTACCCACAACAGCTTGTTAGTATTAGTATCAATGACTCTCAACCAAGGATAATAAGTTGCTGCATAATTACTATCAATTTCCGCAGCCTTACCAGTTGCTGTTACTAGTGTAGCATTTAATCCAACAGTATCCATGATATAGAATGCATCTCCACGATCTTCACACAAGCTTAATGCTTCATTGGCAACATATGAGTGCAATTCATAGATTACACCAGGAAGAACTAACAAGTTGAAGTCATATTGGTCAGGATTACTTATGGCATTAAGAGCTTTCTTATATGCTTTTGATCCTGGTGATACTGAGGTTGCTAGGTTGAACCCTTGTGAATTTGTAGCAACGATATCTCCACCTAGACTAATATCTCTTGCTGGATTCAATCCATCAAATCCACCTTGGAATGGAACGGTAAACTTACGATATGCCAAACTGTCTGTATCAGTTAAACTAATTGCCTTAGCAGTACTTCCGTTAGGAACGTCTACTACATTTTCTAGATTAAATACTGATCCAACTTGCGGTGATCCAGATGGAATGGCATTCAAGTATGAAGAATTTACTTCATTGGAACTGTCGAACTCCCATCCATAATAGAATTTCTTATCAACAGACTGTGTAGTATATCCAGCGGTTGATCCATCAAGCCAACGTGTAGTTACGTATGATGGAGAAACTAGAACTGATGAAGGTACGTTAACTGTAGATAGCACTGCTTGGAACCCAAACGGCAATGCTGACTCTGGAAGAGGTATATCATTCATTTCTACCCAAACATATTGTGAACGATTTGGGAAATCTCCTTGATAATACATTTCACCAGTGACCGTATCTTCTGTTGGTGCACTGTTTCCAATTACTCTAGCAATATATTGTGGACTGTTTGGATCTAGATTTAAGTTGTCATATTGTTCTAATATTTCCAACTTTGAGTCGGTATCATCATATCTACGAATCAACATAGTAAATGTACCGTAATTATTATCAACATCATCACTTGGCTTCATATTGATAAATGATACCTTTACTTCTTTATTTGCAGCATTTCCATCACTTAATGTGTGAAGTTTAAACAAATCAACTTTTGTTCCACCAATGGTTTGTGATTGTACCCAAGGTGTTGATGCATGTGAGTATGCACCGAAAGTAGATCCTGAGAAATTCAAGATTGCACTTGATGTTTCTGCTAGGAAGCTGATACTTGCTCCAAGACTTGAAGATACTGCCGTTGGGAATATTGCATAAATGTATGCATTTCTTGTGCTTGAAGGAGATGTTGAGAAAAAGTCTCCAATATATGAAGTAGATGAATCAAATGGACTAAATCCACTAGCAGATATGTTTGCACCACCCGAACCGGATAGCACCAAACTAATACTTGCCGTTGTGCCGCCCGCAGCCGCATTTGTTAACGTATTTCCAGTACTTGTTGGATGCAATACTGCAAATACTCGTCTTCCGTTTGAGCCGGAAGCATAAATTACCGCAGATGTCGTAGTTGATGGGTTATATCCTTCCAACCCAAGCACTCTGACTACAGTTGCAACGCCAGCTTCTCTTAAATAATTTTTTACAGTCAACCCAGTATAGTGACTCGCATCGGCTTCGCCAAAACGGGTAACGTACTCTTGCTGACTTCTTACAATTGTTGGTATAAACGCTGGACCTTTTGGCGTTGGTCCAATAAATGCGCCCCCGATTTCACTGATGCCTTGAGTCAAAAAACTCAAGTCTCGTTCTCTAGTGAATACACCAGGAGAAACAATTCTTTCATTTGCCATACGAATCCTCCAAATGGGTTATATTATTCCTGTATTTCGCCAGTATCAAAATTTATATTACCGGTTCCATATTTTTGCTGTAAACTTTCATATAAAACCCTTTCTTGTTCTTGAATCTGTACAAACTTATTTTCTTCGTCAGTGGTGCTCTTTTCTATTTGCTTGATCTCGTTTTCTAAAAGAAATTTACCAAGATGCAATTCACCTATTTTAGTTATTATTTCTACTAACGAATTTCGCATGTCTTGTACAGCCTTTAATTCTTGTTCAGATACAACTTTCATATATAACCTCTCTATAAACTAGTATACATATCATAAATATAAAAAATCATTCCGAAAATATGATTATTTTATTATAGAAGTAATAATTTCGGTATCAAACACCACTTTCTTGGGAGAATAAACCATTTTAGTTACTTGTGTTCTATTACCATTCTTGTCCAGTGCAGATTTTGGTAAAATATATGCTTTTACATTAATAGCAAATTTACTTCTAACCAATCTGTCACCGGCACTAGGCAATTCCGTGATTTGTTCAAACTGATCTATTGATGTTATAAATCTATAATTGTTACTATCTCCCCAATATTCATCACTTTCATAAGAAACATTTTCTACAATTTTATTCATTTGCTCCATATACTCCGTCCATATCATTGCATCATATGAAATATCATAATAATCTGGTATCATGCTAGAATGGTATACCTGACTAGGAGATATGTTATTCAGCGCAGCAAACTTATCGTATACATTTCTTGCATTCCATCCAG